TTGAATGTCTTTCCGTAACGCGCCAACTTGTTCTCTCTTTATCGCCCCCAGATTCCAATTTTATCCAGGCGACAACCATTGTGACGCGGGGGGGGGGGGCTACCGTACCGCGTGCGCGCGGGTAAGGAAGTCAAGCTCGAAGTACTCGCCGCGCGTGCGGAACGCTGGGCCGGTGAAGTGCCGGCCGGTGTCGGCGTGCTATCGGCAGGCATCGACGTTCAAGGCGACCGTGTAGAAATGGAAGTGGTCGGCTGGGGCCTCGATGAAGAGTCCTGGAGCATTGCCTACGAAGTCATCGAAGGCGATCCAGCTACGCCCGATCTGTGGCGCGAAGTGGATCTGGCATTGATGCAGAAACACCGGCGCGATGATGGGCGGCCGTTCTCCATCATGTGCGCGTGTATCGACTCAGGCGGGAACGCAACGCAAGCCGTGTACGCGTTCGCGAAAGAACGCATTGGCCGCCGCATCTGGGCAATCAAGGGCGAGTCGGCACGCACGGGGCAACGTTCGCCCGTGTGGCCGAACAGGAAGCCGACGCGCCGCGCGAAGGCGAGCTATCGGCCGGTGATTCTCGGCGTTAACGCCGCCAAGGATTCAATACGTGACCGCCTGGCGATCGACAAGCCCGGACCCGGTTACATGCACTTTCCCGCCGATCGCGATCTGGGTTACTACGCGCAGCTAATGTCCTGAGTTAAAAATTCATTGAATGATGCCGATCACGTACTAAAGTGTCCTGTGTAGCACTTGATACGCGGAGGCAACGATGAGTGGACGGTCCAAAGGGGAACTCGTGCTGAGCGATTCGGAGCGCGAAGACCTGCAAGCGCTGACGATGCGACGCAAGACCGCGCAGGCCCTGGCATTGCGGGCGCGCATCGTGTTGGCCTGTGCCGATGGCATGGACAACAAGACAGTTGCGGCGAAACAGCGGGTCACACAGCAAACGGTTTCGAAGTGGCGGGCGCGATTCGTGAGCCATCGTGTGGACGGCCTGCTTGATGCACCACGGCCCGGCGCACCGAGGACGATTGATGACGCGCGCGTCGATGCGGTCATCGCGAAGACGCTCGAGTCCGTGCCTGTCGGAGCGACTCACTGGAGCACGCGCACGATGGCTCGCGAAATGAAATTGTCGCAGACGGCGGTCACACGAATCTGGCGTGCTTTTGGCTTGCAACCGCATCGGCAGGAGACGTTCAAGCTCTCCAGCGATCCGATGTTCGTCGACAAGGTGCGGGATATCGTCGGGCTTTACCTGGACCCGCCGCTCAAGGCCATGGTGCTGTGCGTGGACGAGAAGAGCCAGATTCAGGCGCTCGATCGCACGCAACCCATGTTGCCGTTGGCACCCGGCATCCCTGAGCGACGTACCCACGATTACATGCGCCACGGTACGACCACCCTGTTCGCGGCGCTGGACATCGCTACTGGTGAAGTAATCGGCGAGGTACATCGGCGCCATCGCAGCAGCGAATTTGTGCGCTTTCTGCGCACCATCGAAGCCAGCGTGCCGTCTTACCTGGAGGTGCATCTGGTAATGGACAACTATGGCACGCACAAAACGCCCTCGATCAAAGCCTGGTTCGCTCGTCATCCTCGCTTCCATGTTCACTTCACACCCACCTCGGCGTCGTGGCTTAACCAGGTCGAACGATGGTTTGCCGCGCTCACTGAAAAATACCTTCGACGCGGTACGCATCGGTCGACACGTCAACTCGAAGACGCGATCCGTCATTATCTGGATGTCTATAACGCGAACCCCAAACCGTTTGTCTGGAGCAAGTCGGCCGATGAGATCCTGGCCAGCCTCGAACGGTTTTGTGTGCGCGTCCGCAAGGCTGCGGCAGGAGCATCATGAATATCAATACCGACGCAATTGATGAAGTTTCCCTCGCGCTCCTCTACCTGACCCTGCATGACCGATACCGTGCATGGAAGGGCTTCGACTGGGATGTGCTGAACCGGCTCCATGAACGAGGCCTCATCGAAGACCCAGTCAACAAGACGAAGTCCGTGATCTTTACGGAAGAAGGACTGCGCGAGTCCGAGCGACTTTTTAATCAGCACTTTGTCATTCCGGAAAGAACAGAGAATTGATTCAACGAACTTCTAACTCAGGACACTAACGGCGGAACGGATCGTGGTCAAGGAAGTCGCGGGGCATCGGTTCTATGTGTGGGAGTTGCCGCCCGATCGCGCCAATGAGGCGCTGGATTGCCGCGTGTATTCGTATGGCGCGCTTTGCGGTTTGCTGCATTTCGGCTTGCGTCTGAATGCCATCACCGCGCGCGCCACGCGCCCGTATGGCGATACGGACATCACGGCACAACAGGGAGACGCGCGCGCTTGTTTCCCAGTTAGGGCTACGCTGAAGAAGCCGCCGTTTTCGGCGACGGTTTGCTGCTGAATTTCGGAATGCGAGATCAGTGACGCAATTAGTTCGATTTTCTTGCCCTGAAGGGCCTTGCAAGCGGGTCTCTCGACCCACTTTGGCCCCTCATGGACGCACCTGTGCCATGAGCCGCTCGCGGCTCATGTAGATGTTGCTCAATGCCAGTGCGGTGAAGGCGCGCGTGGCGTTCTTCGCCAGGCCGCGATAGCGCACCTTGACGAAACCCCACAGCCGCTTGACGACCGCAAAGACGTGCTCGACCCGCGCACGTATCTTCGACTTGTTGCGGTTCTTCGAGCGTCTGGTGTCGTCGACCTCACCACTTCGCCTGCGCACACGCTGGTTGGTAAAGTCCTTCGCTTGCGGTGCCTTGCTGGCGATGAGTTCCTTCTGGCTCGCATACGCGCTGTCACCGTACACACGTCGCTCGGCGCCATGCAGCAGAGCCGGCAGCGGATGCTTGTCATGCACGTTCGCAGCCGTCACTACCGCGCTGTGTGCCAGTCCCGTCTGGCTATCCACGCCGATGTGCAGCTTCATGCCGAAGTACCACTGCTGGCCCTTCCTCGTCTGGTGCATTTCGGGGTCTCGCGCCTTGTCCGCGTTCTTCGTGGAACTGGGCGCACCGATGATGGTGGCATCCACGATGGTGCCGGTGCCAACCTTCAGGCCGTGCCCTTGCAGTACCTCGCCGACCTTGGCAAACAACTGCTCGCCGAGCTTGTTGCGCTCCAGCAGCCGGCGAAACTTCAACAGCGTCGTGCCATCGGGAACGCGCTCGCGCCCCAGGTCAATCCCAACGAATCGCCGCAATGCGGTGCTGTCCAGCAGCGCTTCCTCGCAGGCTTCATCCGCCAGGTTGAACCAGTGCTGCACAAAGTGCATGCGCAGCATGCGCTCCAGACCAACTGGCGGGCGACCGCCTTGCCCCTTCGGATAGTGCGGCTCGACAACCTCGCACAACTGCGTCCACGGTACGATCTGCTCCATCGTCTCAAGGAACACATCACATTTGGTTGGCCGACGGTACTGTTCGAATCCGGCGCCTTGATCGGCCGCCATCGCAAGGGTCTGTTGTTTCATCCGCATTTAACGTCTTCCCGCCCGACGGCGTTGACCTTTTTCAGCGTAGCCTTAGCATGAGGTTATCAGGCTGGTTCTTCCGAGCGTGCAGACCGGTAAATTTCCAGCCATCGACTCGGAGTAACGACAATCGCACCGCAGACGGTCTCCAGTTCATCTGCGTGTGACAGGATACGCCTATCCGCTGTTATGAAATAAGCTCCGCCGTACTTGCCAGCTTCGAAGACGTGTCGTGCATCGGCTTCGTACTTTTCCGGCCTTCCATTACCCGTCAGTATGTCGTGAACTTTCTGTCGGGTAACTCGCTCGCCGTCGGTCAGATCAGTTTCGTTTGTATAGATCATGTCTGCCGCTTCTGCCTTAACGTCTGCCGGTGTTTTTGGATGGTCAATTTCCTTCTGATTGGAATGCGCGAGAAGTAAATGAATCTCGCCGATGTTTCGCAATTCTCGTATTTCAGCCGCATAAGCATCTTCCGGCGCGTATTTCGTATCGAACGCACAAGAATCAAGAAAACTGTTTCGATACTTCGGATCGGGCGGCACATAGAACGGGCTTCGCTTCATCTTCCGACCTCCACAACATAGGGAACGGTCATTATGCGCCCGTGTGCCTGCTACGACCCGTCGAAAAGCATTTTCGCGGGCATGAGTACGGCGCAGCTGGAAACGGCGCTCGCAGCGGCACAGGCGGCGTATATCCGCCTCGCGAGCGGCGCGCAGGGCGTGAGTTTTTCCTATACCCAGGGCGACGGTACGCGCAGCGTGACCTATACGGCCGCGAACCTCGCGAACCTTGTAGCGCTCATCCGGCAGCTACAGCAACAGCTAGCCATGGTCTGCCGCGGCCGCGCGCCGGTTCGCTTCCTGTACCGCTAGAGCTAGGAAGCGAACTTAGTGTCGCGCGCTTGCCCGCAAGTCTCGTATCGTGTTCTCTGGCGATGTATTCATGGCGGCTAACAGTGCGAACAAATTGGCTATGCCTTCCGTACAGGCTACACGACTCCTCGCGTAGCCTCGAACACATAGGCCGGTGCTAGTAGGACGCGCCTAGCGTCAGGCGACGACGTAGCACGCTGTAATCGCCCTGCGTCCCGCGGTCCGGCGGCAACTTGAAGCGATAGGCCAGCGTGCCGTTAGCCGTGGTCTTGGCAGGCTCTGGCGACGTCCTTAACGCCGTACTGAGCAAGTATGCGCCCCCAAGGAACGTAAGGAACGACAGGCCAGAAAGAAAGTACGTTACGGCTCGAACCCATACCCGATTGAGGAATGGCTCATGCGATTCTTCGATTGGCTTACGGTTTAGCTCAAAATCGTGGAGAAAACTGAATTGACGTTCGGATTCGGTCGCATTGATCTGCCAGCGCCACACCATCAAGAAAAACGCCGAAATTATCCCTGCGACAAAGGAACGCGCGGCAAGCCCGATCACTTCGATATCCGACTTTGAAATAGCGTTAGCCGCGATTAGCGTTGCGCTTGCCGCTAACCCCGCACCGTTGAGTATAACTAGGTGTTTGATGGTCTCTCGGCCCCATTCGATCATTTCTCTAAACGATGTTTCCGCGCCTAGTTTGAGCATTTCAGTCCATAGCGCGTGCTGCCTATCCGGCATATCGTCCGCAAAGATTCTCTTTTCGTCGCTCAAGGTCAACTCCTGATTTTCAAGGCTCTGGATTGTGCCAGAACCCGTGACGACCGATGCGCTACCGACTAGCGTTATGTCCAGCAATGTCAACGGTTCAAATTCTCGACGCCAACGGGCGGCCGATCCCTGAGCGCTCGCGCGTGGTTTCGATGCTCGCGGGCTCAAGCATGGTGCCGTATGATGCGGCCGACGCGACTAACCCTGAACTAGCGCTCTGGACACCCTGGCTCGGCTCGCCTGATATCGAGCTAAACCCGTACCGCGATCGCATCGTATCGCGCGTGCGCGATCTGGTCCGCAACGACGGCTGGGCATCGGGAGGTGTTACACGGATTCTCGATAACGCGATTGGCGCAAACTTCCGCCCTGTATCGAAACCGGATTTTCGCGCGCTCGCGTACCTGAGCGGTAATCCCGCTTTTGATTCGAGCTGGGCCGATGAATTCGGCCGCGCACTTGATGCGCGCTGGCGTGCATGGGCGAACGACGTAGGGCGCTATTGCGACGTGCAGCGCAACCCGACTATCTCGCAGATATTCCGCCTGGCATTCCGCCACAAGCTCGTGGACGGTGACGCGCTCGCCATGCTGCACTGGCTACCCGATCGTGTGGAACCGGGCCGCGCGCAGTATGCAACCGCCGTGCAACTGATCGACCCTGACCGCCTCTCTAATCCCTACATGATGTTCGATCAACAGACCACGCGCGGCGGCGTGGAAATCGCTACGCGCGGCGCGGCCGTGGCCTACTGGATTCGCGAGGCGCATCAATCCTCCTGGTTCGAAGGGCCGAAGGTTATGGAGTGGCAACGCGTGCAGCGCGAAACCTCCTGGGGCCGCCCCGTTATCGTCCACGACTTCGAACGCGACCGCGCGGACCAGCATCGCGGCGGCGCCGGCATTTTTACGCCCGTGATTGACCGGTTAAAAATGCTCATTAAGTACAACGCGACCGAACTTGAAAGCGCCATTGTCAACGCGATCTTTTCGGCCTATATCGAATTGCCGTTCGATCCGTCGTTCGTGGAAGATGCGCTCGGCGACTGCGTGGAACTCAAGGGCTACCAGAAATTGCGCGCCGACTTTCACGACCAGCGGCGGCTTCTGCTCGGCGGCGTGCGTGTTCCCTCGCTCTTTACCGGCGAGAAAATCAGCACCGTTAGCGCAGTTCGTCCGACCTCGAATTTTCGCGACTTCGAAGGCGCAGCGCTTCGCAATGTCGCCGCGTGCCCGGGTGTGAGCGCGCAACAGCTTTCGCAGGACTGGAGCGATGTTAATTATTCGAGCGCGCGAGCCGGATTGCTCGAAGCGTGGAAGACGCTGAACCGTCGCCGCACTGACTTTGCGAACGGCTTCGCGTATCCGGTTCGCGCCGCCTTCGTGGAAGAAGTGCTCGAAGTAGACGATTTGCCGTTACCCAATAACGCGCCCGCGTTCATCGAGGCACGCGGCGCATACTCGCGCTGTACATGGATCGGCCCGGGCCGTGGCTGGATTGATCCGGTAGCGGAAAAACAAGGCGCGGTACTCGGCATGGATGCGGGTTTGTCTACCCTCGAAATGGAGTGCGCCGAAAATACGGGCGAAGACTGGGAAGACATTCTTGACCAACGCAAGCGCGAAGTCGATGCTTTCAGGGAACGCGGCCTGCCGCTTCCACAATGGGCGGGGCCGCTTCCCGCGAACACCGCCGCGAAATCACCCACAGCCCCGCAACCGCAGTAACGCGCGCTCATCGCTCGCACGGTTCATCCGCGCTTCGCGTTCCTCGCGCAACGGCTCTTTAATACCCCGCTCGCGATACACCCGGCTAAAGCCGAAATGCTGCTGGCCGTGCTTGCGGAACGCCTGGGCATCGTGAGTCTGCGCGGGCTCGAAGGCGAAGCGCGCGCGGCGGGTGCCCCGATGCTTCTGGCGTCAGACGGGGATATGTCGCGGCACGTCGCACCCGTGGGTTACGACGTGCTCGCGGGCGTAGCCGTGATACCGGTCTACGGCACGCTTGTTCATCGGCTCGGCACGTCGCAGCCTGAATCGGGAATGACCGGTTACGACGGCATACGCCAGAACTTTCTAACCGCGCTCGCAGATAGCGCGGTGCGCGCAATCGTGCTTGATATCGACTCGCCGGGCGGCGAAGTCGCGGGCGCGTTCGATCTTGCCGACGCGATCCAGGCAACGCGCGGCACAAAACCTGTGTGGGCAATCCTGAGCGAAAGCGCCTATAGCGCGGCCTATGCGATCGCGAGCGCGGCCGATCGAATCACCGTGCCACGCACTGGCGGCACGGGTTCAATCGGTGTCGTATGGATGCACGTTGACTGGTCGCGCGCACTCGATAGCGCGGGCCTCGCGGTGACGTTCGTCACGTGGGGCGACCGCAAGCTGGACGGCTACCCCGAATTACCGCTATCGCCCGAAGCGCGCGAGCGCGCCCAGGCGGATATCGACGCAACCGGCGAGCGATTCGCCGCGACGGTCGCGCGCAATCGCGGGCTATCAGTTGACGCCGTGCGCACGATGCAGGCCGGAACCTTCGGGGGCTCGCAGGGTGTTGCCGTGGGCCTCGCGGATGAAGTGCAGGCACCCGACGAAGCCTTCGCGTCATTGCTTGAATCTCTCGCACAGTAAGGGGGACATCATGGGCTTGAATCTCACTGCTTCGCGCTTCGCGCATCTGCTAGGGCCGCTTGCGCGACCGCTCGCCGCCGCGCGTGCTGACGACAAAGACGACGACAAAAAGGACGACGACGGGCGCGCCGACGATGACGACGACAAAGACCGCAAGGACGACGACAAAGACCGCAAGGGCCGCAAATCAAAGCGCTCGAAGAAAGCCCGCGCCGAAGATGACGACGACGAAGCACGCGCCGAAGACGAAGGCAACGACGAAGCGAGCGCGGCCGACGATGACGAAGGCGACGACGACAGGAAAGACGATGCGCGCAAGGCACAGCATGCACGGCTCGCCGAGCGCGCGCGCTGCGCGCAGATTTTCCGGTGCAGCGCAGCCGGTGCCCGCCCCGATGTCGCGGCGCATCTCGCCTTCGAAACCGATATGCGCGGCCCCGATGCCGTGAACCTGCTTACCGCGATTGCATCAGGTGACGGCACGCGACTTTCGCGGGGCGATACGCTGCGTAGCCGCATGGCGGGCGTGAGTCTGCCCGCGCTCGGCAGTGACGGCGGCACGGCCGAAGATCGCGACGGGCCTCAGGCCGCCGCCTCGATGATCCTCGCCGCCGCACGTCGCGCGCGTGGCGAAGCGTAAAGGGAGTGCCGCGAAATGACTACGACCTATAGCGATAACCCGTTCATGCCGGGCATGGTGAGCGATGCCTACGTACCGGATCAACTCATAGCAGGCGATTTCAAGCTCGTCACCGAAGGGCAGGCGCAATTCCCAACCGGGCTCCAGCTCACGCGCGGAACCGTGCTGGCGCAGCAGGCAGACGGCACCTATGCCACCGCTACTTCGAGCGGTGCAGCGGCTAATGCAATCCTTGCCGATGACGTGGACACGACAGGCGGCCAGCCTGCGACGGGCGGCGTGTATTTCACGGGTGAATTCAACGCGCGCGCGCTGATTCTCGATGCGTCGCTCACGCTCGCCGCCGCAACAATCGCGCTGCGTCCGTTTTCGATTTTCGTGAAACCCAGTGTATCCGCCGCCGATCCGACGTAAGCCCGTTGCGTCGCTTGCCATTCCTTTTCTAACGTAGCGCGTTTCTCCCGAAGGTACGCCGCCAAATCGCGGCCCTCGTAAGCCCGCCCGGTTTCGACCGGCGCGGGCTTTTTTGTGCGCGCCGCCAGGAGTACAGCAAATGAATATCTACGATACGAATGCGCTGATTCTCGTTGTGCCGAATCTCAAGCGCTCGCAAAAATTCCTCCTCGATCGCTTCTTTACGAACGTCGTAACCAGCGATACGGAACAGGTGAGTATTGACGTTGACGTTGGCAAACGGCGTATGTCGCCGTTCGTCTCGCCCCTGCTCGAAGGGCGACTCGTTGAACAGCGCCGGTATCAAACCAACATGTTCCGGCCCGCGTATATCAAGGACAAGCGCGGGCCCGATCTGCGCAAGCCGATTCGCCGCATGATCGGCGAACGCATCGGCGGCGCATTCAGGGGCGAGGAACGCGCCGCCGCGAACATCGCGGCCGAAATGACCGATCAAATCGATCTGCTCGACCGACGCCTCGAATGGATGGCCGCGCAGGCGTTGATGACCGGAACCGTATTGATTGAGGGTGACGGCTTCCCGTCTGCACTTGTCGATTTTGGCCGCGATCCGACGCTTACCGTTGCGCTCTCGGGTTCCTCGGCGTGGGACCAGCCGAACGGCACGCCAACGCACGATATCGAAGTATGGCAACGCGCGATTCTGAAAAAGAGCGGCGCACAGGTCACAGACCTCATCTTTACGACCTCGCCGTGGGAATACTTCATTGCAGACGAACGCGTAAAAGCCGCCGTCTACTATCCGAAGCTTTCCGATTTCGGCAACGCGGTGGACCCCGGCGCGCGGATCACTACGGGCGCGGTGTACAAGGGCCGCTGGGGTCAATATTCGCTCTGGGTCTATAACGACTGGTACGTGGACGACAACGACGTGGAACAACCGATGTTGCCCGATGGGGTGGTCATCATGGCCGGTCCCGATTTGATGGGTACACGCGCATTCGGCCAGATCATTGACCCGAAATTCAATTATCAGGCGTTGCCCTACGCGCCGAAAATGTGGATTGCGGACGATCCGCCGCAGCGCTTCCTCATGATGCAGAGCGCGCCCATTGTCATTCCCTCGCGCGTCAATGCCGCGCTTTGTGCGACCGTATGCGCTGCCGAAGAGGACTGAGCCATGAACACTCCGAACACGACTTCGAAAGCCGGTGCGGGCGCGAGCGGCGCGCAGCCTCTGGCCGCAACGCAGGATAGCGCCAAAGGCGGCGCAACCGGAACGGTAACGGTTGCACGCGGGCGCTTGATCCGCCACGACGGCAAGACCTACACGGCGGGCCAGTCCGTCACGCTTGCGGCCGCAGACGTTGCGCGCCTTCGCGCGCGTGGCTTCATTGCGCCAGATCGTGACGCGACGCAGGCCGAAGACGAAGAGAAGGCACGCACGCAGGGGCCAACCTTCGAAAGCACGGACGGCCCTGCCGTAAAGACAAAGCGCTAACGGTTCGCCTCGATGTCGCTTGCCGTTCCCGATGACTTCGACGGCCATATCCTCTCGCCCCTGTTCGATCAATTCGCCGAAGGCGTCACCTATGCGCACGCGAGCGGCGAAACGCTCGCGATTAACGGCATCTTTGATGAAGCGTATCGCGAACTGATCCCGCAAGGCGACGTGCTCGCGTACACGACCGAACGCCCCATGTGTGGGGTGCGGCTCGTTGAATTCGGCGACTCGCCGCCGCAACAGGGCGACGCGCTCACAGTGGATCGAACGGGCAACGCGTACGAAGTGCAGGAAGTGAGACTCGATGGGCACGGCGCGGCAAAGCTCATGCTTAACTGGATCGACGCCGCCGCGTTGTAGCCGCTTTGTACCGCTCGCCATGCTTTACCGCTCGTTGCTGCGCGACATCGCGGCCGACGTGCTACGCCGCGCGCAGACCACCGCCGCCGATCGCGTGTACACGCCGCGCGACTGGCCTACAACCGCATGTTATCCGTGCATTCTCGTTGACTGGCTGAGCGACCGGAAGGAAGCGCTCGGACAGGAACCGCCCGCATTCACCGCAACAGCGACGCTCGACGTTACCGGCCGGGTGCAGGAAACCAGCGTGGCCGCCGCGCGCGATACCTGCGAGGCGCTATGCGACCAGATCGAATGCGCGTTACTGACCTGCCGCGATCTGCTCGCGCACATTCAACGTGTATCGACCATCGAAAGCACGATGGAGCTGAACGCTACCGGCCGCGTGCATATCGCCGATATGCGTATGGCGTTCGAACTCGAATATTTCATTACTTTCGATCCCTTCACCGATACGCCGCCCGCGCTGCAACGCGTCGCGGTGCCGCTTGAATCGCTCGGCATCCACGCCGACACCGTGACGCCCGCCGACCCCTCTGGCACCTATCCGAATCCGCCATTTTCTAACGCCGTGACACCCGCGCCGCGCATGCGCGGCCCCGATGGTCGCGACGAGGGAACGCTCGAAATCACGCCTCAAGACCCGCCCGGCAGGAACCTCCGGCCCGTGTAGGTCCAGCGCACAGTCACCTTGCCGCTAGTTTGCCTGGCGCGTGCCATACTGAGGAAAGCACTCTCTGATGCGAGTTGCCATGCAAGACTGCCCCTTGAAAGATGATTTTCCCACCGGGTTTCATGAGGAACTCGGCGGCCTGCTCGTTGCGTGGGGCCGCGTCGAATATTTATTCAAGCTTTGCGGTAAGGATTTGTGCGGTGAGGGATTCACCGCAGGCATGCGCATCCAGATCGTCAAAGAGAAGAAATTCAATGATTTCTGTAAGCACTACGAGCCGCTCGCACAAGCCAAGCTTTCCGAGGAGCAAGCAAGCGTCTTTTCCGAGCTACTTGCTGAGGCACGCGAACTTCTGACCCTTCGCAATGACAACATCCATGCACTGTGGACCACAGACGACCGTGGTGAGCCGGTACGGCTGCGGCCCAAAAAAAATAAGCATAGGGACGATGTGGACTGGTTTAAAAACGTTGTGCCAGTTTGCCAAATCCGCGATACGCGCAAGCGGATTGAAAACTTGTTTCTGCGAATCGACAAAGAGCGGCGCACCTGGTCGATTCCGCGCGCGCACTAGCTATTCGATGGTGTAACAGAGAAATGCCGGGATGGGAGCCTTGGATCAACAGGCAACAAAAAACCCGCACAGGGCGGGTTCCAGTTTGATACGACTTCGCCTAAAATCAGCCGGTCTTGCCCTCAGTTTGCCCTAACGGTGAAACGGGGCAACGCACACGGGATACACAAACCGGCTGGAAGTCTTGATGCGTTTGGTTGCGGGGGCAGGATTTGGCACCACGAGACAGATTGTATGGCTCCATAGCGTGCCGCAGCGGGGTCGCCCCCGTGCCCGCATCACGCCCG